GCAGGGGGGAACGGCGCAAACGGAATTGTGGTTGTAACAACCTATTTTTAAATCATGCGATACGCAATTTTTGAAACCGCAAGCGGGCTCATTGTAAACGTTTGCATTTGGGACGGAGAAGCGTTGTGGCACCCCGGTGAAGGACTCGACGTTGTTGCGCTCGGGGATTCCGGTGCGGGCATTGGCTGGACCTACGCAAACGGCACTTTCACCACACCAACCGAATGAGCTGTCCTTCGTCCTTAAAAACCGTTTGCGTCGAAATCCTCGAGGGGCAGCGCGGTCCGCAGGGGTTGGTCGGCGCTACGGGGGCGCAGGGCGTTCAAGGCCCTACCGGCGCCAGCGGCTTGTCGATCAAGGGCGACACCGGAGAACCTTCAACCGTTGCGGGGCCTACGGGTGCCACCGGACCCGCTGGGGCATCCGTTAAAGGTGACACGGGCGAACGCGGCGAGAAGGGCTCCACCGGGCAGCAGGGCATCCAAGGGATCCAAGGTCAGCAAGGCATCCAGGGCGAGGTCGGAGCGACGGGCGCCTCGGGCGCACGCGGCAGTACGGGTCCCGTCGGAGCGTCGGGTGTTTCGGTGGTCGGGGAGACGGGCGCCACCGGACCGACATCGACCACCCCGGGACCGCAGGGTGCGACAGGCGCCACCGGCGCAGCTTCAACCGTATCGGGACCGCAAGGGGCCACGGGTGCGACCGGACCAGTAGCAACGCCGACCTTTGCGTGGGATCTTACGACCTCAAGCGGAGCAGCGCTTGAGACTCTTTCCATCAACGGATTCACGACCGACGACATCCCGGCGCTTTACCACGTTTCAATCGACGGCGTGAATCAGCACTCGGACGCTTACACGCTCACGGGCGGGATCCTGACCTTCTCGGAGACGGTTGACGCAACGGCGCAAGTAGAAGTTAAACGACCCAAGCTCATATGAACTACATCCTCGAAAGACTGAAAGAGCCTTCAACCTGGCGCGGCATCCTAGCAATGATCACCGCGGTCGGCGTCAAACTGCATCCCGAATTGCAGGAAGCCATTATTTCCGCCGGGCTCGCGCTCATTGGGATGGTGAATATTTTCCGCAAGGAGTCGTGATTGTTCCGCTCATCAAAGCGGTCCAGTATTTGCTTGAGCTAAAGGCGGTCCGTGCACGGTGGGACCTCGAGCGGGAGATTGAAAACTATGTCCAGCACGTCGAAAACCTCATTGCAGCAAAACGCGACGCTGGCGATCACGCTGGCGCTGATTTGTTGCGTCACAAGCTGCTCCGGTCATCAGCAATTGCGATCCCTCGACAACCAGATTCTGCGGTTGAAATCGGGGGAACGGTACGCAGCACAGGCGGATGAGACTTGGCACTCGGATGGACGCTTCCGCGCACTCGAGCAGGAACTGATCAATGCAACCGCAGCGCTCAAACAAAGTCAAAACCGATGAATCTCAAGGACGCAGGAATCGATCTGGGTTTAGCCATCGCTGGTTTGTTCGGGTCGATCCTAATGAGCAGCAAGCAGGCGGGGGCAAACCTGCCGCGTGCGATTGCGTCACTTGTTGGCGGGGCGGCGTCTGCGAATTATGTGACCCCGCTCCTGCTAAAAATAGCGCACCTTGAGGGGGAACCGCAGTACGGGTACGCGGCGGGATTCTTGCTAGGATTCTGCGGACTTCGAGCGGTCGAAACACTCAGCGAGAAACTAATCCCATCAAATGAACTTCAGCCCACTAGTACTCGCAAACGCGCTCGCAAATAGCGTCCTTGCCATTTCGGCAATTCACTTGTGGCTCAAAATCTTTGGCCATGATGACTCTCCGATCTATCGGCACAAATACGCGGCTCATCTTTGCAAATTGGCAACGACCGTGACAATTTGCGGATCTGTCGCAAACATTTTTGCCCATGAACCGCCACCGATTACCGAATTCATCCTCAACATTGGCGTCGCGTGCAACTACGTTTGGCTGTCGTGGTTTTCGAGCCTAACAGTTGACGCACCCACAAAGAAGAATGGACACGCATCCAAACCCACTCCCCGCGCTCGGACTAAACGTCGCAGCGCTCGCGCTTAGTTTTTCGGGCATTGAGCAGGGGTTGCGAATCGCGGGACTCCTTTTCAGCGTGCTGATCGGGGCGATCACTTTGTTCCGAATGCTCAACAAATGAAACTTTCCGACGCGGGACTGGAACTTCTCCTCGAGCATGAAGTCGGGGGCGGACAGGCTTATTTTGAAAAGTATTTGGCCGTGCCAACGTGGCCGGGCTTTGAATCGGGCGTAACCATTGGAATCGGGTATGACCTAGGCTACGCAACCGAAACGGCTTTTAAGACGCATTGGGGCGCGCTGGACGAGGAAGTCCTCGAGCGTCTCGGGAAATCAATTGGGATCAAAGCGCTCAACGCGCGCCCCTTTGTTTCTGCGTTTAAGGATATCAAAATCGAGTGGGAGCTGGCGCTGGAAGTTTTCAAGACTCACACTTGCGCCCAGCACACGCTCAACATGCTCCGCTTTGCGCCGGCGGCGGTCGACCTTCCACCGGACGCGCAGGCGGCATTATTCAGCCTAGTGTTTAACCGCGGCGCCTCGACCAAGGGCGAGCGACGCGTCGAGATGGCGCAAATCGCGCAGGTAATCAGCGCGGGGCAACCGGAGAAGGTTCCATTTCTGATTCGCTCAATGAAACGACTTTGGCCGCAGGGATCCGGGCTAGTACGCCGTCGGGAAGATGAGGCCAAACTTTGGGAACAGGCATTTGCATGAAACCAAAATCCGCGTGGCAATGGCAGGAAATCAGCCGAAATGTGCACGCAGGAACTTTGTCGGTAAAGACCGTCAAGGATGAGGGGTGGGTCCTGCTAGTGTCGGACGTGCATTGGGACAACCCGAAATGCGACCGGAAAAGACTGAAACGGGACTTTGACGAGGCGGTCAAACGGGACGCGTTGATCGTTTCAAACGGCGATTTCTTTTGCGCCATGCAGGGCAAATACGACCGACGCTCGAGCAAAAAGGACCTCAGGCCGGAACATCAAAAAAACAACTACCTCGACGCGCTGGTCGAAACCGCAGCGGATTGGCTTGAGCCTTACAAACGCAACCTGGCGTTGCTCGGGCAGGGGAACCACGAAACCGCCATTGCCAAAAACCACGAAACGGATTTGCTCGACCGACTGGCATGCACGATGCGGCGCCGCGGAGGCATCACAACAGTTGGGGGTTATTCGGGTTACGTTCGATTCATTTGCTCACTAGGTGGCACCAAGCGAGACGGCATCGTTTACCATTACCACCACGGACCTAATGCTGGGGGACCCGTCACCAAAGGCGTGATCGGTGCAAATCGGATGTCTTCGTATTTAACGGACGCGCACATCGTTCATACCGGACACAGTCACGATTCGTGGCAATTCCCGATCCGGCGGCTGCGGCTGACAAATCATAACAAAATCCAGCAAGAAACGCAGATGCACATCCGCACGGGTGGGTACAAGGATGAGTATGGCGAGGGGATCGGCGGCTGGGCGATCGAACGCGGAATGCCTCCAAAGGTTCAAGGGGGTGCCTGGGTGCGGATTTACGCGGAGCCCGGGGACGCGCGGCTTTATAACTTTGAAATCACCGCGACCCGATGAGCGACGACGAAAAGCTGCAAATTATCCAGCGTGCAAAGGATTTGCTGTGCGAACATTTTGAGGCCGGTGAGATTTTAGTCCAAGACCACGACCCCGAAACCGATGAGACCGCGACTTGGACGGGCGGATGGGGCAACCGATTGGCGCGGGACAGGCACATCGCGCTTCGGTACCAGGAGAGGGTAATCATCGGCGACCGCCCCGATGACGAGGACGACGAGGACGACGACGAGACCGCAGCAACTTGACCCTCGGGCAGATTGTGGCAATTTGCGATTGCCCATTGCGGGTCGCGGCGTCGGGTTAGTCGTGTTTCTCGGCGCCGCGTCACTTTCAAATACCCATGAGATTCCACATTCCCGGGCTTGCCCATACCGTCACCGAAAGCTCGCAGTACAGCGCTTGCGCGTTCACCCAAAAGGTTTTTAAGCTGTGCGGGATGCTCAAGGGGCTCGGGCATCACGTAATTCATTACGGGCACGAACGCTCGACGGTGGATTGCTCAGAACACGTTACAGTCACCAACGACGAGGTCCTGCGGGAGGCGTACGGGGATTACAATTGGCGAAAGGAGTTTTTTAAACACGACCAGAACGACCACGCATTCCGCGTGCATGCTGAAAACACCATACAAGCAATTCAACATCGGAAGCGCCCCAACGATTTCCTGTTGCTTCCATTCGGCTGGGGGCACAAGCGAATTGCCGACGCGCACAAGGATCTGATTTGCGTCGAGTCGGGCATCGGGTACAGCGATTCATTTGCTCAGTTTAAGATTTTCGAAAGTTACGCACTGATGCACGCGTTCCACGGGACGGAGTTTGTGCGTGAGGCAAAAATGGGATTCTATAACTCGTTTGTAATTCCGAATCATTTCGACCCGGAGGACTTCAGTTTCAAACTCGAGCGGGAGGACTGGATTCTTTACCTCGGGCGGATGACGCAGGGCAAAGGCCTGCACATCATCCTCGACGCAACGCGGAGGGCGGGAAAGCGGCTTGTCGTCGCAGGGCAAGGCGATTTCAAAGACATCCCGTACACGGGCTCAATGGACCACGTTGAATATGTCGGCTACGCGGACCGCGAGAAGCGTCGGGACCTAATGAGCCGATGCGGGGCGCTGATCATCCTCTCGCAATACATCGAGCCGTTCGGGGGCGTGGCGGTGGAGGCAATGATGAGCGGGGCGCCGGTGATCGCATCGGACTGGGGAGTGTTTCCTGAAACCATTCGGCACGGGGAGACCGGCTATCGGGTGCGGACGATGGAGGACACCGTATGGGCGCTTAAAAACGTGGGGCGCATTTCGCCGACTGTTTGCCGAGATTGGGCCGTGAAAAACTACAGCAACGAACGCGTCGGGCGGATGTACAACGAAGTTTTTCGCAAGATCCTCGACATTTACGACGGATCCGGCGGGTGGTACGCGGAACGGCCGGAGCGGACTGACCTCGAGTGGCTTCGGAAATATTGACCATATCGGTACCCCTACCAAAATGGAACCGCACACGACATTTGACCACGCCGCGCTCGATTCCGAGGCCGAGATCGTCGCCGAGGAGCTGCGGTTGACCGTCGCCCAGGCGCAGCGCGTGGTTGAGTGGCGGCGGCGGCAAGAGGCGCAATCAACCAGGGCAACGCAGGCCGATCAACTTGGGCGCGTTTGCCAATTCTTTTTGGCCGAGGGCCAAAACGCACGACTCGCCGCGGTGGCGCTCTGCTTCGCCGCTGGACTCAACCGGCGGATCCGATGGAACTCAATGCGGGACGCGGCTAAAGAACTCGGATACACCGTCGCGGAAATTTCTAAACTCACGCTCAAGGCGCAGGACGCGCTCGGACTTCCTCGCAACCTGAACAACAAGCGCGCGGAGCACGCCGGCACTTACTCAGCGGTGCAGGCGGCGAATCCGTGGCGCAGCAGAAAATTCAAACTATGATCACCCAAGACAACGCACCGTATTCAATCCACGCGCAGGGACTTCAACTCGGGGCGCAGGCATCGCAGGAACAGGCCAAGTGGGCGTTTCAGCAATTGCAGACACTCAGCCAGGGGCTTAACTACGCAATCGGCGATTGGGCGATTGTTTGCGAGGAGCGGTTCGGGAAAGACTGGGTCAACGAAATCCTTGAGCAGTCCACATTTAGCTTTGACGAGCTGAACGCGTCGGTATCGGTGGCACGCAAAATCCCGCCAAGCAAACGGGTTGCGTCACTTAGCTTTGAGCATCACGTTATTGCATCGCGGCACGAACAACCGGAACTTGCGCTTAGCTGGGCGCAATCGCAACAACTCACGCCGCAGGAACTTGCGGTCTGCATGAGAACGGGCAAGCAGATGACTAAAGCAGAAATCGCCGCGGGGCGGTCCGTAAACATTTGGACGACGCCGCTTTCCGTTGTCGACAAGTTTACCGCATGGAAAAAGAAAGTCCCCGTAAATGATTGGACGCGAGAAGATAAGGAGCAGGTGCTGCGGGACTTTGAGCCAGTGATCGAATTTTTGAACGAAATCCGCGCTGGACTGTAAAAAATCTCGGGGCAATCCGCCGCGATCCTTGTAAATGCCGCAGCTTCATCAAGTTACGGGGCGCAAATTATTTTGCAAAAATGCTTGCAGGGGTGCGGCATTCCGTCTGTAGTTGG